AGGAAAGCCATTTTCACATGCCACCTCGATATCAAGAGATGTAATCTTAAGACTTTTAAGGTCGTAATCAATTTCTTTCGGAAACTCTTTCGAGATGAATTGATAGAGATACCTGTCATAACCGTGAACCTCAAAATTTTCTACATCAGCATATTTCTCTCTGAAAGCACGAGCTTCCTTGATAGACTCAAACCTTATCGGTTTAGCATACCTACCATCAAGAGTTTTGTGTTTGGTTTTCTTATCTGTGACAATAAAAAGGGTTGGAGAAAACTTAAACTTTCTTTGAATACGTTGTCCATTCTCGTATCCCAAGTATAGTAAGTTATCCCCGACCATTTGGACGTTTGTATAGAAACTCATTTAGTTACAGCTTTGTACTTCTTCTTGGTATCAAGATCAGGTTCTACTATTGTAGCAAGAGTTTCAGAATATAGCAACACGTCAGTATCTGTTGTATAACGTGGCCATGGTTCTAATGTTCCGTCATCCTTTATCAGGTACGGTTCCTGTAGGTGGCAATTCGGTTCCTCCTCCAGTTGTTCCACTTGAGATATCAGGTGTATTCCCGATCTCAGTATCACTACCATCACTTGCATCATCTTCCTCCAATAATTTTTCTGCGTCTGCAAATAGTTGTTCCATATCAAGGTCAGTGTCAGCAACACCTGCAATCATTTCTTCATGCTTTTTAAAATTCTCTTGATAAGTTTCGTCTTTAATAACTCCAAGATACTGTTCTGCGATACTATCTAAAGGATCATACGCTGTCAGTACGTGGTGGCCTGGTAAATAAAAATCTGTATCTTTACTCAAGGGTGCCCAAGGGAACCATGATAATTGATATCCTTTTTCTCTATTAAAAACAATTCCTTGTTCTTCGTTAGATATAATTTCTAACCTAAAAGGTTTATGAAGACGAAAACCCAGAGGTTCTTTAGTCTCAGGGTCTTCAATCTCTTGAACCTCAGTTATAATTTCTTCACCAGATTTTAATAATAAGAGTTTTACACTCATGCTACATTACCACCCATCTTCTGCACATTGGAAATATATGTATCACGAAGACTTGGGACTGGTTCTAGGATAGTTACAACCATATTGTGATTGATAGGAATTTTGGTCTCTGGTGTAAGAGGACACCAAGGAGAATAATTTACCCTTACCTCTGGATCTTCTACTATACCTGTGCCATCCATCTTAGGTTTAGAATATTCTACCCTATAAGGGAAGTTCATAATATATGCTTGACGTGCACCACTGTCTTTATCGACAGCTTCTTGCAAATCACATATAACGTTGTCACCATTGAACATAACTACTACCTTAACTCTCTCAGATTTTACAAGAGATGCTGAAGGTGGTGGAGTTACATTGATAGGTTCCTTTTTCTTTCTGGCCATGAAATTAAAGCTTAATATTGATATTATAAAGGAGGGATCAACATTTGTCAATCCCCCCTATGTAGTTAGATGTAATCTATTCTTTTATGATGGTCTGGAACTACCTTTCCCAAAACAATGGTAAGGAGTCCGTCGTCAAAGCTGACGGATCTAACCTCTGTATCGTTGGAGATCGTCCAGTTCCGTTTAAAGCTACGTCTTGCCAATCCTTGATGGACAAATTCTCCAGCATCCTCTTGTTTTTCTTTGCTGCCTTGGACATGTAATTCTCCAAACTCCGTAAAGACTTTGATGTCATCTTTTTTGAACCCAGCGGCCGCGATTTCCAATCTTGATTCTTCATTGCTAATTTCAATAATGTTATATGGTGGATAGTTTGATGTGGTATCTACACCATCCCAGAAGCGGTTGAGGTATTCGTCCATACCTATGCTGTTACGTGTAATCTTTTCCATTAGTTCTGGAAGATTGGCAGCATGATATCTTGCTAAATTTCGCATAATAGTTCTCCTTAAATAAGCGAGTGTTAATTTTGTACCCGAAGCGTACACTATTATTTAAACACGAACTATAAAAGAACGTTATGGTATATACCGATACTATAAGTACGGTTAATCCTCTTTCTTTTTACCTATGTTATACTTACTCTCCAAAGTCCATTCGCCCTTCTCTTTGTATGCAAGAACTTTGATCTGACTTAGAGGTGCAACGTCTGTAATAGCATCGGTTGTAGGTATAGAAATTAATCCCCAATCACCTAGCAGTTGCACAATACGATTTCTTCTTTGCACATCATTAGTACTAAGATTTGCCTTCTTTCCATCAAGAGCAAACAGTTCTTTAAAATGTACAATATAATATCTTCCTTGTTTGTGTAGTATATGACACGATTGGTATAACTTCTTCTCTTTACGAGAGGCCACACCAATTCTTGTTAAAGTCTCTCTTACTTTTAGGAAGTCATCAGGTTCTTTTAGACCAACCTCAACCATTTGGTCTTGAGACCATGTAACTTCTTCTACAATCGCACTCATCTTCTTCCTCCCATTTCATGTTTTTGTTTTAATGATTCAATTTGAGACTCAGTTAAAAGATTTAATGCGATCTTTGCTTTTTCGTTACTATAACCATAGTGTTTCTTGACCAGATCCAGATTATCAATCTGTTCCTTCTTTAACCAAGGAGAGAAACGCTTCCGTTTCCTAAGAGTATATAGCAAGAAAGAGTACTGTAAATCCTTATCAATGTTGGCATACTTATTCATCTCATTTGCAAATAATATACTGTCAACAGTACCAGACAAACATCTATTAACGATGTAAGGAGGATAAGAAGATATTGCTGTAGGATCATCAGCAATAAGATTTTCTTTGGTGTGATTGATAGAGTTAAGCCAGTCCTTAAGTTCATACTTCATTAGAATGTCCTGATAGGTCCTACCACACCTGTCTCAGAATTATTAATTCTGTAGATCATAGTTCTGCCTTGTTTTGTTTGACAATGTATTTCACCACCATTGATAATGGCTTGTGTTATATTACCACCAAAGGTAGATAGTCCACCCTTACGTGTATGATATAATTGTGCACTTCCACTAGGGAGTACACGAACCCCCAAACTTCCCATAATTTGTTAATACTAATTCACGACGTTTTGTTTGATCCGACATGTATGTGCCTGTGGATCTCATTGTATAAGTATGATCGAAGTCATACTGGCACCACTCAAAAAACCTCATTACGATATCAGGGTGGTCATTGTAAGATATCATGACATTGCACAATTGTTTATCCATGATATCAGCAAATGTTTTATGATCAAATCCTCTATGTTTATCACCTTTATATCCATAGAGTGCATCCTTAATATCATAAGGAGGATCAACGTAGATGAATGTTAATTCATCATCGGTGCAAAGTTCCTCATAAGATAAGGATGTGATCTTCCATCTTTGGATGAGCTTACTATATTCTGGTAATCTTTCAATACCACGTATTGAGAAATTACTATCACTAGCTGACTTTGAAAATGAACTACTCTCAGTGAGACCACTGAAAGAACATTTATTTACTATGTAAAATGCAGCTGCACGATCAACACTAGTTTGCGTAGCATCGTTCAGTATATCTTTTGCTTCACCGAAAAGTTTTCTTGCACTGTCCTGATCAGGATGTTGTTTTTTCCTATCAAGAATCATCTGAGTTAATGGTTCGCCATCTGTCTGTAAAGCTTTCCAAAAATTAATAAGAGGTTTATATAAATCATTGACCCAGATAGGTACGTCTTCTGGTAGTCTCTTAGTCATTTCCAATGCCATACTACCACCCCCTAAAAAGGGCTCACGATACTCTGTAATCTTTCGACTAGGCAACCACTCACATAGTTTAGGAATTGCTCTAGACTTACCACCAGGATATCTTAGAGGAGTTTTAAGTTTCATCTTCAACACAGTCCAGTTCTTCTATTGAGTCTACTGGTACTTCATTACCACCGATATTATACCAGTGCTGTTGCATACCAATACTATCTTCCCTAACACCTAGGTAGGCTAGATCACTAAAGCTATTCTCTCTGAGCATTGCCTGTAATCTCCAGTGTATTAGTTCAGACTTCTTCATCCAACCAAATAATACTTGAATTAGTTAGGTCTAGATCGTCACGAAAGTCACCTGTTGGAGGTGGAACTAGAGGAAGGTATCTTCCAGTAGGAGGACGAACAGGCACTTGAATCATTTCGATAGTTTCTTCAAACCATCTGTTCATGGACTTTGCCATAGCACGATATGATGTGCCAACATATAGTTGTCCACCTACAACAGCAACAGTTGCTGCACCCCAGAACATATAATAAAATCTAGATTTCATTTGTGCTCTGATCTTGTCACGTTTTCTCATTAGTTTAGTCATAATCATTTAAATTCACACTCCACCATCAATTCAGTGAGAGCAGCTAATAAATTAATTTCTTGGTCAGCAACAAATGCTGATTGGTATTGATATTTAGCGATAATTAATACCGCTTGAGGTATGCTAGTAGGAACCAAAGAAGTGTACAAATTATCATACACAGTTCTCAATATAGCATTAGGATCATTGTCAAGATTAGATACAATCCACTTACGTACAGTAGAAAATTCTTTCTGTTTTAAAGCTGAGACTAACTCGCCAAGTCTAACCTCATTTAGTACCGCCAGAATGCCAGTGTCGATAACTCCTGACGCTGCATATCTTTGCAGTTCGTTAAGAGTGCGTCTGAAATCTGGGAAGAACTTTTGGACGACCTCAGCGACCACAGCATCAGTAAATTGTATATCTTCTGCGGTAAGTATTCCACGACACCTCTCAAAAAATTGAGCTGCAAGTTGTTGTTTGTTCTTTCCTCTGACATTACAATCAATAACAGTAGTTCTAGAATGTAGTGGTTCAATAATTTTATTCTTAAAGTTGCATGTAAAAATAAATCTACAATTACTTTGGAACTCTTCTATTGAAGCACGCAATAATAACTGCACATCATGTGTAGTATTATCTGCTTCATCTATGATGATGACTTTATGTTTAGCACTTGCTGTTAATGATACAGTTGATGCAAATTGTTTAGCACTATTACGCACAGTGTCTAGAAAACGACCTTCATCAGATCCATTGATCAGATAATAATCAACTCCTAATTCTCTGCACAATGCTTTTGCAATTGTGGTCTTACCAATACCAGCAGTACCACATAATAGAAGGTTAGGAACCTCGCCCTTCTTAACAAAAGATTGAAATGTATTCTTCAGTTCATCTGGAAGAATACAATGCTCAATATGCGATGGACGATACTTCTCTACCCATAGAAAATCATCCTTCATACTTACTATCAGGCTCTAGTGCAATAAGATACTCAAGATCTTTGTTTGCATCCCTAAAGAGAGAAGCATTCTGTTTACTGATAGTAACTTCATAATCGCCTGGCAACAACTTAAGGTTTTCAACCTTAAAGTTGAAGCAAAATTCTTTGTCGGTAACCCCTACCTTGACAGCGTAAGTGTTAGAGGTGTCATTCTTTTTGTCACGAACAACAAGTTTAACTTCTTTACCATCACCAACTACAGCAAGGTCTTCTATCTGATAGATTGCTGCTGCCTTAATAACATTGGAGATATCTGCCCATGCTACCGTAAAACATACATCCTTACTAGGAAGTTCTACTTTGTTCTCTGGAGGAGTAACAATAGTTGATGGATCAGCAAAGAAATACCTTGAAGAATTCTTTCTATCTCTGATCATGACATAGTTGTCATTCTCAAAATTAAACTCAGGGTCTTCAAAAAGTGAGAGACCAGATAGGAACTCACTAAGATCATAAATTGCAAAATTCTTTGGGAACTTCTCTTCTACATTTGCACGTGACAATATGTTCTTTTGTATGGATAGAGTTGATAACTCTGTACCTTGCTTGAAGCATATTGATTGGTTGATGTTAGAGAAGTTCTTGAGAATGTCAAGTGTTCCTTTTGATAGTTTCATTTACTAAAATAATATAATAGTACACAATAGTGCACCGCTTTAAGAATATCGTCTTGGGGACGACCTTTTTTATTGTACCTACTTAGGTACTTAATTGCATTAGATCTACAGAAGGCTTCTGCATCTCCAATACTTTCAATCAGATCAAGTGTCTGAAAGTTTCCATTAGAATAATGTTGCGAGTAAGTATCTTTGATGTACTTCTTCGCTTGATCAAGTGTTTGATCTTCATCATACTTAAAGACCTCGTATGAAAGATCTACGTCACTTCCGTTGAAGGAAGTGTCATAGTATTCATATGGATCTATGTCATCATCGGTGTCGATGATAGGATATTCTTCATCCATAGTTCCGTTCAATGCATCCCACGCTAAACTCCATGCGTTAATCATATCAAACTTTTTCCTCAAAGTCAACATCTGCATCCACTTTATCATATAACTCTTGGAATGCTTGCTTTGTCTCATCATCAAAACGTGATATACATGTAGTGATTGCCTTAGCACGATCTCCAAAGATATCAAATGCTTGAACGATGTGTACAAGTCTACGTGTACTGATGATCTCATCTATACCACCATCAAAGAATGTCTTACGGATGATGTCTGCCCAGTCTACAAGTCTCTTGTTGAACTCTGTATCAGCAGTATTCAATGCATTGAGTATCTTGATCTCATTAGCAGGTGTAGGATATGCCTGTTCAAAAGTAACAGGGAACCTCTCTAGAAATGCTTCGTTAAGTACGTTAGTACCTACAAATCTACCATCGTCAGAACCTTTACCTTTAGTGTTAGCAGTTGCAACAACTGTAAAGCCTGCAGTAGGTTTAACATACTTACCGATCTTCTTAAGGAAGACACCTTTACCTTCTAGTATAGATTGTAAACATAGGATCTTGTTAGATGCTAGGTCAATCTCGTCAAGTAATAGAACTGCACCACGTTGAAGTGCTTCTACTACAGGACCGTTGTGCCATACTGTGTTGCCATCAACAAGTCTGAACCCACCGATAAGATCATCTTCATCTGTCTCGATAGAAATGTTTACTCTGATGAGTTCTCTATTTGCTTGAGCACATGCTTGCTCTACAGAGAATGTCTTACCGTTACCAGATAGACCTGTGATGAACATAGGATAAAATAACTTAGAAGAAATAATCTTTCTCACATCAGTAAAGTTACCGAACCTTACAAAGTTGTTATCTATTTCTGGAATTAAATTCTGCTCTACAGAAGGGACAACAGCAGGACCTGAAAGTGCTTTCTCTAGGATCTCTCTGCCTTCCGCTACTGTAAGATTCCATGAACCTTTTTTGACTTGGAATGATTTTAACTTACGTGCAACTGTAGGATATGCACAACCCATTCTAGTTGCAAATTTTCTTACGTGAGAAGCGTCAATCTCGTTACCGAATTCATCACGTAGTTCATCAACGAAGTTGACGGATAGTTTTCTCTCGAAAGGCATAATAATAAAAAGTCAAATTGTTTTGTATATATTAATGATACCAAAAAAATACCCTCTGTGAAGAGGGTATGTGCCAGTTTGTTGATTGGTTATGATCTGATAAACTTTCCTTCTTCAACACCTTCTGATTGTTCCTGTGCTAAGAATGCATGCTCACAATCTGGGTGCTCCCATGGAAGACATCCATTAGATACAAAGTAGTGAAATAGTTTCCTACAGTCTTTTGATAACCTAGGAAAATATACATTGTGTACTTTGTTTCTCTTAGTAGATAAGTCTTCAACTTTTGATGGAAGACCAACAGAAGATTGAATGTTAAGATGCCCATCTAAAGGAACGTTTGCAGCCTGAGTAAGAAGTGGATTAGTTCTTGAATTCCAGTTTTCCATATTCACATAGTAGTTGTGGCCATGGTCTTCTGAGTTGTTCAAAACCTCATCAACATATTCATCAGTTGATCTAGCAACAAAATCAGCAAAAGTCTTATCATTATGTGATGAATAACGATTAGGTTTTACGGATAAGTTTTTCTGAGTAACGATCCAACTCATCATCTCTTTAACAATTGTACCTTGTACAGTTGCAGTTAGTGAGTTGTTTGCTATGATTGCAACTTCTTTCTCAATATCAGTTTGAGTTTTAAGTTCGTTCTCAGCAATACCAAATTTGATGTGCTCTATAACTTCATCTTTGTTGTTTAACTTAGAGTGAAATACTCTTTCGTTGTTAAGAGTTTTAGCAAATCTTTTACGTGCCCATGGACTTGCACACCTGACGTATACAAACATCCAACCAGGTATGTTTAAATGAGCACAGGCATCATGCCTATGTCCACCAGTGATAATATCACCAGTGTCTATGTCAATATAAACTGGAGGGCAAGAACTATCAACACCATTTTGTTGAACATCCTCCTTCAGTAAGTTGACTTGGACATCACCAGTTCCGTATACACGGCCAATGTTGTCTTGCTTTTTAACGTCTTGCCAAAGACCATAGCTTTTCTCGATAATCTCGATACCTTCTATGCCTTTATCAGTGACTGGAAATGTCCAGACCTCAGGGTCGAACAATTTCGCTTCAAAGTAATCATTTGCATACTCCGATGGAGTGTATTTGCATTTGAAAACCTCTGATAACGTAGTTGTCATAAGTTTTTTTCCATCCTAAGATGGTCGAATAATATGTTTACCTATTAAGTGTACCATAAAAGAGAATAGTGTCAAGCTATTCTCTCAATGAATGAAGTTAAGATCTTTTTATTCATCTTCTTACCACCTAGAGACTTGGCGAATGCTCTCTTGATTTGTGCTTTAGTTGCATCCTCTGCAACTTCAAACTCAACATCATTGTCAAGTGCCTTGACGTGTAAAGCATACTGTATAGTATATGCACTTGATGTGCAGATGAATGATTTAGTCCTTCTCCAAACCGCATCTGCTGCTGCAATCTTTACCTCATCATAACCTAGACATGCACGCTTAAATCTGTACCAATCATTACCACCTATAAGACGGATGTTCATAAACTCACACTGAGGAAAACGATCACGTAATTGATAGATTAAAGTATCTGTCATACCATAAGCATCATTAGAAAACTGATACATTTTACCAGTCTTACGGTCACGTAAGTGTACTTTAGAATTGATGTTTGCTCTGGTAATCATTGTCTCATTTTCAGTGTGGTATCTCTTTACTTTCTTACCATAAGGAACTGCAAATCCTTCACCATCAGTTAAGTTAATGAGATGCATTTTCTGTACACCAGTTCTTCTTTGAAACTCAGGAAGAATGTTATGCATAGCAATCATAGCCTCGTTTAAAGGAGTGCCACCCATGCCCAGACCACGAGGAATACCACAACTATGATAACTTCTCATACTTTCTGCTAGACGGAACAAGTTAAGCATCTGTCTGTCATGCTTACGGTTGTTAACCTTATCGGTTAATATGTTAATCATACTGAAAGCTTTACAGATAAGTTTATTCTCATGAATACTTGCTTCTTCAATACGATGTCTATCTTCAGCATAACTGTAACTATCTGAGAAAAGATATACATCGTATGCAATACCAACTTTACGACAGAATGATACTAATGTAAATACTTGCTTCAAAGTATCATGAATGCAATGACCCATAGAACCTGACCAGTCAATATTGAAAACTAAACCATGGTTTTTACCATCAGGTATAGTAGTTACTTTTCTGAAAAGATCTTCATTGTATTTGTATGTGTGAAGTTTACCTGTATTTAAAACTCCAGTACGACTTACAGTAGCACGTGCATAACCATCTGCTGCCTTCTTACACTCAAACTCTTTGACAAGATAGTTAACTTCTTTCTGCATAGAGATCTTGAATTTTTTATAATTATTATCTGCCTGTAATACATTGCGGTTATACTCTTGTGCTAAACGCATGTCATACTCATCTGCAAAGTCTGTACCCATAGTCTCTTTTTGAACATAGAATTCTTCTAAGAGATTACTAATTTCGTTGTTATCAACAATGATCTTTTTGTCTATTGTTTTAGGTAACTCAACATAAACATTCTCATCACCTTCTAGATTAATTAACTCACGTAATGCATCTTCAAGATTGTCTGCAGTTTGTACTTGAGGAGTAGATTGTGGTACTGGTTGTCCATCTAGGTTACGGCCAGCATTAGTACCATCAGCATCTTTCTGCTCACCTACTGTATTAGTATCATAATCTAAACCCTCATCTTCTAAGTCACTCTCACCTTCCTTAGGTTCTGGTTTCTCATCTTCAAATAAAGGATGACCTTCTTGCTTCTCACCACGACCTTCGCTTAGATCTTCAAAAGGATTATCTGCATCAAGTAATTCTTCTTTCTGCTGTTCTAGTTCTTGCTTAGAGTATGCAAATAATTTTTTAGCAAGTGCAACTGCATCTTCAAATGTCTCTAGTTTTTTTGCTTCATCAATAAATATTTTTTCTTCTTCAAGGAAAGGAACATCAACATAGTTACCAACCTTCCACCATAGATTTAATCTATCTGCTATATTGAACTGAGATAAATCTTCTCCTTCGATCTTAAAGAAGTCCTCGTCAGACAGGATCTCATATCCCTTGTAGAAAGTTTTTGCAAGGCCAGCATATCTTCTCTTCATCATCATCTCGATACGAATATCTTCTGTTACATTAACAAACTGCATTGGAACTTCTTTGATGAAATCCCACTGGTCAGGAGTATATAATGCATGACCCACTTCATGTGAAATCAATGCATCCACAACAGCATTGTGTTTGTGTGACCATGTTGGTAAAGTAAGTACTCTAGTCTCAATATTAAACTGTGCTGTGCTAACTTGACGATGCTCTACAATCAAGTCTTCTTGTGCAAGTAGTTTAGCAAGTGATTCTTTGACGATGTTCATAGTTGTGCGTGTCTTATACTATACATTGTAATAGGAAACCCTCCGCTTGGGAGGGTTGAGTAGACACTTTGTCAACTGGTTACGTCTGGCACGTGCCTGACGTAATGCTTGGGGTTTGAGGTGACGCTTCTTTTCCTTCTTGGAATGATGCTGCCAATTGGGGACTTTCATTATTCCTCCTTAGAGATAACTGAGAAGTTTTGTTTTCTTTCTACTATTAGAGTAGAAGCAAATTTATCCTGTAAGGCTTCTGTCTTATGTGATATCACAAATACATTTGTTTTATCGGAGACAGTGTGTAAGATTTTGAGGAAGTCATCTGTACCAGATGTATCTAAACTACTGTCAAAGATCTCGTCAAGGATCAGTAGGTTAGTGTTGGCACTGTTCTTCATCTTGGCAATAGTTCTCCAAGTGAATAGTAGTGCAAGGTCAATCCTCATCTTCTCACCCTCAGAGAATGATGCATAAGTAAATTCATCTCTGAACCTAGATTTAATAGTCTCTATGAAATTCTCATCGAGCTCAAAAGATACATAAAAATCTAGTTCCTTGAGATACCTATTTATGAGTTGGTTCATAATAGGGAGGTACTTCTTTATTATTGTACTCTTAATTCCAGTATCTCGGAGCATACTTGTGACAGTATCATAGTTGTCACGAGTTTTCTTACTGTCAAGTAGGGATTCCTCTACCTTCATTCCATCTGCTGCTAGAGTTTTTAATTTCTGTTTCTCTCTTGTAATATTATTAGTGTTACCAGTTGATATCTTATCTTCTATCTTTTTAATTTCTTTTTTCTTCCACTGTATTTCTTTATTACACTCACTAATTTTTTGCTGTGCAGTCATGAGCTCAGACATGACAGTTTGTTTCTGTGATACCTGTTCTAATATATTCTTTAACTTCTCTTGTAACTGCTCTGTTGCTTTTTCAATCTCATCTAACTGTGTATTGATCTCAACCTTCTTAGCACTTCTAAGATTTGCTGTGATGGTCTGTTCACAAGTTGGACAACTATCATGCTTATCAAAAAATTTATACTCTTTCTTAAATGCCTTTTGCTTATCTTTAAATCTTGATTCGTATAGACGTAACTGACTTACTTCTGTATCAACATCACCATAACTTTCTATACTCTTTTCAAATGATTGACACAGTTCTAGATTGTCTGCAACGTCTGTTGTGATGTGTGATATTTCAGTTTCTAAAACTACGATCTCTTCTTTACGTCTAGAATTATTTGCAGAAGATTGTTCTTGAAGATCAGCAATAAACCTTTGCTGCAATTCTACCTTTTGTTTTGCTAGTTCGTAATTGTATTCACAATCTCTAATAGTTTCTCTAACACTCTTAAACCTTTCTTTTAGAATGCCATTCATAGTAGAGAAGATACGAATATCTAAAAGATCTTCAATAACTTCTCTACGGTTGGGGGGGCTAAGTTGCATGAAAGGAACAAAGCTTGATGATCCTAAGATCACCACCTGAGTAAATGATTTATAATTCAACCTCAGTATACTTTGCTCCAGATGCTTTTGCTGCTCATTGATCGCTGCTTCTTGGGAAAGCATTTGACCATTGAGATAGATTTCAAACACCGTAGGTTTAAACCCACGACGTATCATATAGTCACGTGAACCAATACTAAATTCTATCTCGACCAGCAGATCCTTTTCGTTGATAGCATTAACCAATTGGCTTTTTGTTATCTTACGAAAGGGTCTATTGAACAAACCAAAACAGATAGCATCCAAGAATGTGGATTTACCTGCTCCGTTAGTTCCGATAATCAGAGTTGCAGGACTTGCATCAAGTCTGATTTCACTAAAAACATTACCAGTAGATAGAAAGTTCTTCCATCTAACAGACTTAAAAAGAATCATTCGACAAAAATTAATCCCTAGGCGGTACTACTATATCGTCAGGGGTGACGACATAATATTCATGACCGTGTGTAACACAAGCTTGGATAATCTCTCGATCATCCACCTTTACCACTGACATCTCTGGAAAGTCTTCAGCTTCCAGAAGTCCAGCATAGCGTAAAGCGTCGTCTTTGTCAAGGAACATGTAAACTAATTGTTTACCTTCCTCTGCATTGACAGCGTAAGCCCCTTCATCTTCTTTACCTTGCAATGATAGAATATACATCAAACTAACTCCAGTGCTTCCACGTATAGGGATTTAAGAATAGATTTAAGTGCAGGTTTATCAGTATGATTTAGATCATCAACATACCTTTCAAGAATAGTGAGTGTGTCTTCTTTTTCTATATCAATTTCTTCATTTAGATCTTGTTCAAAGGATGGATCTTCAATAACTTTTATCTCATGTACACCAGATGCATACAATTGACTGATGAAGAACTCAAATTTATCTGTATCAGTTTTCTTTTCAACAATAATCTTTATAAAATTATTGGCATAGTCTGCATAATCAAACTTACTACTATTTACCCTCTCTTCATTGTAGTAAATCTTCTTGTATATGTCATATGGGTTCGGTATAAACTCCAATTCTTTAGTTTTTGTATCAAATATATGAAAGCCACGTGTCTGATTGTAGTCATTCCAGTAGATTTGATATGGATTACCTAGGTATGTTATGTTTCCTCTAGTACTTTTCTGATGATAGTGACCTGAGAATACTTTTTCAAAGTGTCTGTAAGGTGCTGTACTATCACCATGATCCATAATATAACCACGGTGTGCTTCAAAACCATTGAGTTCCAGATGTCCCATTGCAATAGGAGACTTACTCTTTGCAATAAGATCATAGGTCTCATCATTATTTTCTGAGTTTATCCAAGGTATGAATAGAATAGGTAGTCCACCTATCTCTACCTCCGTTGCTTTAGAATATATTTCTACGTTATCATACTCTCCTACTACACTAGTCAGTGTATTGACTAAATTAGTATCTTTAAAATATGCAGTATGATTTCCAACTAAAGCATGAACTTGCACTCCCATGTCCTTTAGTCTATCAAAATAATTATGAGTAGCCCACTGTGCTGCCCATATATCTAAGTTTCTACGGTTGTCAAATGTATCACCTAAGTCTAGAACTGTCTTGATGCCACGTTTTTCTAGGGTGGGGAAGAATACATTTCTGTAGAATTTTTTAAAAAAGTCATGAAAAATTCGACTAGACTTCCTTGCACCGAAGTGCTGATCTGTTATTATTGCTACCTTCACTTCAGTTGTTGCTCCAAAAAGTAAAAGTATTCATCATTAGCATTGATTGGAATGGTATACATTCCTCTGTGTTCACGCTCAATCTCAATTATAGTTCCGAACTGTCCTCTTACATTATAACCCAAAGCCTTGAATAGGTCAACCGCCCTTACTACTATGTCCCTATGTTTATCCATTAGGTTGTCATCTTTCAGTATTTTAATATATGCTAGACAACTTAAAATACCTGGCAGACTGAAACTATATGTAAACCCATGCTCCCAATCAAATTCTCTAGGTAGTGCATTATGTATCTTATCATTGTATAGTGTGATACTCAATGGGAAGTAACCTCCTGTGATTGCCTTACCCATAGTAAAGATATCAGGTGTCACTGGTAGTCTTCTCCATCCTACAAATGTTCCTGTCTTCCCTCCTCCTGTGAAGATGTCATCTAAAATTACTAACACACCTCTATCTTGTATATCTTTTATCTTCTTCCAAAACTCCTCTGTGTGAGGTCTGACACCTCCTGTGTAAGGGCAAGTCTCAACCAGTACACACATAACATCATCCCAATTATGATTGTCTACGACGAACTCTAGTGGTAGTCTGTTTATATTATGATAAGGATCCATTGTATAGAAAGGATCATTAAACATACTATCACCCATACTCTGAGTGAGCAGAGTTGATCCATGGTAACTATCTCTGAATACTACTATCTTATTACGTTGAGGACTTCCTACCTCTTGTTGATATGCACTAGCAAGCTTAACTGCTCCTTCTACTGCATCACTACCGCTTAATGCGAAGATACTCCTGTACTTAACTGGGATCTGTCTACCGTCATCACAATCTTTACAGGTAGTAGTTGTTGATGTAATAGCTCTAAGTGTCTTTGCTAGTTTGAATGTGGCATTGTTCAACTTAATAGGTTGAGCATCAAAGAAGTTCTCAGCTACCTCTGGTTTAATGCACATATTATTATGTACATAGTTCATGATCTGCATTTGACCATACCCTAATGTATAGCAACCAAGATTTAACATAGGGTCTATGGACTTCTTACCATCTAGGGACATTCTTCCATAGCACCAACCATACTCTTGCTCGCCCACGTTTTTTTGGGGACCTGTTATTAATCCTGGATATTTCATTCTCTTATAAAAGGTTGCTGTGGTCCTGTAATGTTTTTCAAAAAGAAATTGAGTGTTAACCTATCAGAATTCTTTCCAAAGGTTTGAGCTGCATGTTGAGTATTGCCATCAAACAATATCATTCTATTGTATAGGTTATTAATCCTAACACTCTCCTCATACTGTCCATTTACATTAAAATAAGCTTTATCATATACGTCATCAGGTATAGTTTGACCCATATATAATGCTTCCTTTACATCTGTATCAATTGCTTCTTGAAAGAAGTATCCTTTTTTTGTTGTGTAAATGGAAGTACCAGTATCTTTTTGTGGATGTTTATTGAGATAAATCAATCCACCATAGAGACATCCACAATCATTGTGCACCCACCCTTGGTTCTTAAGATTATATTGATCTTCATGAAAGGGTTTAATGATCTGGAATGTCATATCCAGTTCCCAGTAGTCAGGAATTCTTTCAAAATGCCACTGAAATAGTCTTCTAGATATCCAATTGAATAAAGGACTATTGAATGTATTAATATTCTTAGTTCTTTTACCTGGCCATCTACCATCAGTTGTATTATGATACTCTGCTTCGTATGCAAGTTCAACAATCTTATCTGGATCTGGAAAGAAATTATCTAGAATAGTAACTGGGTAATTCATACGGATCTTAGATTTGGTGGTATGTGTCCTGTCATTTCTCTACCAAAGAAGTTGAGAGTTATGCGTTCTTGTTTGTTCCCATAAGTTTCAACACCATGGTGAGCATAGGCTGGAAATAATACAAATCTATTGTATACATTCTCTATCTTAACAGTCTCTATGTACTGGTCATACATAATATCCCATGCTTTGTTGTATTCGTCAAGGTCTAATTCTTCATTCTTATATAATGCTTCCTTATATTTTAACTCACTATTATACTGTCTAGTAAAACCATACTTAGTTCTAAAAATCGACGTTCCTGTATTTGGTTCTGGGTTCTTATTCAAATAAACTATACCACCAAACCACGTGTCAAGATCTTGATGGATCCATCCACGGTTTCTTTTGTCCCATTGTTCATCTGCTAGAGGATTGATAAACTGGAACTGAGTTTGCATATTATAATACTCAGGTATATCCTCAGAGAAAATTTTATAGATCCGATTACAAAAATATTCAAACAACCTATGATTTGCGGTATGCAACATCTTAGTTCTTATACCTGGCCAGTTGCCAGGACTATTATAGGTCTTTAATTTTCTTGCGTTCTCTACTATCTGATCAGGGTCTTCAAAGAAGTTATCTATTATAGTAAGTGGATAGGTCACTTGATTTTGATTTCTACGTTCTCCTTAATTGTATTATAGTCTGATGAACTTGTTTTGTCATCTGTATGGAAGACTTGTTCGTATCCAGACTTGCTTAGTATCTTATTTTTTATCTCTAATTGACGTTTCTCTTTCTGTATTCTTCTAAGGAATGCATAGTAAATTATCTGCGTGAAGTACGCAAAGGGGTTCTTAGATTTCTCTGGATTAAAGTTTTGTATATACTGCACACAGTTTTCAATTCCATCACATATCATATCCTCACGGAACATATAGTTGACAAAATTTGGTTTGTATGATAAGTGTGTAGCAATCTTTAAAAAACATCCACCAATATAATTACTGATTGGTGGTCTCGGTTTGTCTGCTTCTTTTGCTTCAGCACACTGTGCTTTAAAGACAATAAGTGCTTCCAAGAATTCTTTATTGTTTACATAATGCTCACTCTGTACCCTTTTTCTTACGGCCATTTTAGTTTTGCTTTGTATATATTTTATACAACTTTTGTCGAAAAGTCAAGGGGGGCTTGACAAGTCGTTGTAAAGTGTGTACACTACGAGTGTGCGAGTTCAAGGGATACTTATATATCAAATATCTTTTCTAAGTTTATTCTAGCTTCATCTACAGTAGATATTCTTCCAGAACCGTCTACAGTATCAGCGTTTAATCTTCTTAAAGACATTGCATAGAAGATCTGAACTTCAGTATCTACTTCTACTACTGTAATAATTTTATCTTTAGGGATAAGAAATTCCTCCTCGCGTGAGAATTTCATCCATGGAGAAACTTTTGCACCTGCTTTATTACCTGCTAACATCACTTCTTCAACCTGTACAGGGTTGTCTACTATTAAATAGTCCCCATTCTCATCACGAACATACTCGACCATAGCAAGAATCTCTTCACCGCTTACTAATTTTAGTGCGGCCAGAAATTCTGGTTTGTCGGGTATTTTATTTGTCTTTAATTCTGACATTTATAAACTCGTAGTTAAAGTTTTCTTCATTGTATATTTTAACACGTTCTATCAAATGGTTCAATGTGTAATTGTTCCTAGCACCTTTTGATGTATCGTCTGCAATGTCATACAAAATTGCTTTTGTTTTGTGGTCTCCTTTTCTTAAGACCCTACCGATCGACTGGAGGTTCCTGATCTTCGATTTTGATGGCGAAGCAAAGACAACGTTATGTAAGTTCCGAATATTAATCCCAGTGCTAAAAGTCCCATAAGATGCCACTATAATACTATCATGTGTAGTTTCAGCAATACGTCTTGCCTTCTCTCTGTCTTCGGTATCGACCCCTCCGTGGACTAAAAAAGTCTGACGATCCTTTCCTACCTTATTATTTATCAATTCAAAAAGGGGCATGCCATGCCGTTCAACGTAGTTGAACAGGACGAGAGTGTTACCAGATAGGTCACAAACTAGGTTACGTATAAACTTACTGCGGCCTTGGTGGTCAACAAGGTAGTCCATCTCTTCCTGATAGGTGTCAAAGATCTGTTTATCATGTTTGAGTACAAGAATTTTGATCTCAAATTCAGAGAGGTGACCTTCTTTAATTAGTTTTTCTGTCTTAGTTACCTTATCTACAGTCCCAAAAACTCCCTCAAGTACAAGCCGATTAGTCTGAGTACCATCTAAAGTACCTGTAAAACCTATGCGATACTTACAGTCATGCAACTTATTCATAATACTTGTCAGAGATTTTGCTTTAAACAAGTGTGCTTCATCTCCTATGATAGCACCAAACCTCTCAAAGTATGTCTTAGGTAATTTATATACTGACTGCCATGTGGTAATGATCACATCCTTGTCAGACCTAGGATCAGTGCCTGCATATACTTTGTGACAATGCTTATTTGCATTCCAACCATAGTCTTCAAAGTCCTTGTACATCTGTTCTACCAGTGATGTAGTTGGAACTACTATGAGTGTTTGTAATTTTTTTAACTCCCAAAACCGTGTGAGAGCATATATCATTAGTGACTTACCAGAACCTGTAGGTGACAGCAGCAGTTTACGCTTGTTGCGTAAGGCTTCGTAGATACCTTTGTACTGATAGTCTCTTACCTTATGTGGTAAATGCAAGGATTTAACCCAGTCTCCTAGTCCTTCGGGAGTAATGAATTCATCCACTTCTGATGGAAGTCCATAAAATTCGTTGTCCCTATGGATAACTTCATACCCCCTTTGCTCGCAAAACGCAATAATATAAGGGAGAAGACCAACATAAATCTCGCCTGTACCTGGGGAGAATAATTTAATTTTTCCATCCCAATACCTTTTCTTGTACGCTGACATGAACTTGGCTTGAGGCACTTCAAAAGTAAATTCGTCTGCTAACTCGTGCTGAACATGAGGTTCAGCTTGCACAGTTAGGTATACTTCGTTCTTCTTTTGAATGATAACATTAGACTTCATAACCTTTCAGAAATTTTGCGAACTCTATCGCATTTTTAATATAGAAGGATCGGTTATTAATAGCCTGCATAATAGCTTTCAATGCCTCAACCATCTGGTTATAGTACTTCAGTTTAAGAACGGACTTAGCGTATACTTCATCAGCTTCCAGATATGTAGGAACATCTGTCTTGATGAGTTTTAAAGGAAATGGTTTCTCCGCTTTACCAGTATAGTACTCCCACCTATCTCTATAGGTGCGTTTAACTTCTAACTCTTGCTGATCCTTTAAGGTAGTAAAAGAGTTATACAGTCGTAAGTATTTAGCGTGTAACTTGGGGATTGCTAGTGAGTCATGATCTAATTTTTCATCGTTTAGTTGTGAGTCCTTTTCCCACATGTCATTCAAAGTTTCTAGGTTCATACTTTAGTTCCTATCTTATCCGTTATCTCGTATAAGGTATATTTAAAATTAACTTCTGCAGTAAAGTAATTGATGTCTGTTGCTGTTGCATCAAACTCTAGAGTTGTTAGGCTTGATGGGAATATATTAAAGAAGTTCACAGTAGATATAGTATTGTAGTTACTGTTGAGAATGAGTAGTCTTGCATCACTCATTGTCTTGTCAAACTGATCTGGTCTACCCATCTCATTAACAGTTGCAATGTATTCTGCAAACTCTTTCTGATGCTGTGGGTTGGTCAAACCTTTCAACCACTTGTATATCTCATAGTAGTTGTCTAAGTCTTCGTTGACTAGGAACCTTAGGTTAAGATCACCAAAGGTCATCTTATCGCCAGGAATAGTATAGTCTTTGACTGGTGTTTGTATATCCCTTACACCAATACTTACCTCAGGTATAGACGCAGACTGACAAAAGTAATCCACGTTTGGTGTTCTACCAATAACGAACTTAAAACCTACAGGAGATAGGAAGTTTTTATTAGTGGGACTGAATAGTGTCTGGTCGTATGCCATTAGTTCATGCAGGTCTCCGTAGTATTTATCCTAACCAAAAAAC